GGTTGGCCAATATGTTGGCCGCCGGCGAGGGGATGAAATCCGAAAAGGCGCAGAGCCTGAAGGATAAGAAGGACGCCCTCCTGGCCCGCTCCCGCCAGCTTCGCGGCACCCGTCGCCGCGCCAACTGCCTGGAGATGGCGCACACCTGCGCCGATCCGATCGCCATCGCCGGCGAGGAGTTCGACAACCATCCGATGCTTTTCCCCTGCGCCAACGGCGTGATCGACCTGGAGACGGGCCGCCTCGGCCCTGGCCGCCCGTCAGACTACCTCTCATTGTCAAGCCCGATTGAGTTCCTGGGGATCGACGCCCCCGCGCCGATCTGGGAGCGCACGCTCCTGGAGATCTTCGGCGGCAACGCCGACAAGCCGCCCGGCCATCCGGACAACGAAAAAGCAGAGGCGCTCGTCGCCTATGTCCAGCGCCTTTTCGGCTATGCGATGACCGGCTTGGTCAAGGAGAAGGTCTTCCCGGTCCTCTACGGCCCGACCGGCTGGAACGGCCGCAGCCTGATCATCGAGACGATCAGCCATGTCATGGGCTCGCTCGCCGGGTCGATCCCGTCGGAGATGCTGCTGTCGCAGAAGTACGCCAAGAGCAGCTCGGCGCCTTCGCCGGACATCATCTCGCTGAAGGGCGTCCGGATGGCGTTCGCCTCCGAGATCGACGAGGGGCAGAAGTTCTCCGCCGCGAAGATCAAATGGCTGACCGGTAAGGACGAGCTCAACGGCCGCAGCCCGCACGACAAGTATCCGACGCGCTTCTACCCGACGCACAAGCTGTTTCTCATGACCAACACCCAGCCCGAGGCCCCCGCGAACGACAAGGCGTTTTGGGAGCGGATGCACCTGATCCCGTTTGGCGTCTCCTTCGTCAACCGGGATCCCCAGGAGCCGAACGAACGCCGCGCGATCCTCGACCTCGACCGGCAGGTCCTTGCCGAGGCCCCCGGAATTCTCGCCTGGCTGGTTCGCGGCTGCCTGCTTTACCAGCAGCAGGGCCTCAATCCGCCGCTGGAGATCACCCAGGCCACGGAGGAGTACCGGAAGGCCGAAGACGTCCTGGCCGATTTCATCGAGGAGTGTTGCCTCCGCGAGGACGGCGCCAAGGGCAAGGCGAACGAGCTCTATAAACGTTACGTCACCTGGTATCACGAGAACATCGGCGAGAAGGAGCGGAGCGGAACCTGGTTCGGCAAGCAGCTCCGCCAGAAGTTCAACAAGTCGAAAGTGAACGGCTGCGTCGTCTATCACGGCATCGGCCTGAAGGACCAGCAGGGAGAGTTGTAGACGGATATCCGGACAAAACCCGCGAAAGATTTTAGAAATGAAAAACAAGAATAAACATGGAGCAAACTATCCGACCTTCCCCGTTTCACGGGGGAGGGTTATAAATTTCGCGAAATGCGCCGCCGACCGGGAAAACGGCTTAACATCCGGTCATTGTTCAGGGAACGCTGTCGATAGTCTGGTTGGGGTTTTGGTGCAGGGGGAAGCGTGGAGGGTTTACGCCTTCTCTAATTCCCTGCACTAAAAAAAAATAGTTCGCACGGTAATAATAGGAAAAACTATCTATGTCTCCCCATAGGTCTATAAACCATAAGCGCCTGTATAGTAATTATTATAATAAAATAAATGAGATAAAAGAAAAAGAAGAAGAAGAGAGGGTTTGAGCGGGTAGAGGGTTTGAATGGGTGTATGTCAAAAAAGGCGATTTTTAACATACAGGATCATGGGGAGGGTTTGACTGCGAGATGAACGTCCTGGATCTGGTCACGGTGCAGATGAAAAAAGCGTCCAGTACGGCCGGCGGCGAGTGGCAGGGTCCGTGCCCGTCCTGCGGCGGGAATGACCGTTTCCATGTGTGGCCGGAGCAGAACGAAGGGAAGGGCGCGTACTGGTGCCGTGGTTGCGGCAAGTGGGGGGATAATATCCAGTACCTGCGGGATTTCCGCGGGATGTCGTTCCGGGACGCCTGCGCGGAGCTGCGGATCGACCTACCGGATCATCGGGATCGACCGGTATCTCCGCCGCCGCAAAAGATAAAGCCGGTCTTCGCCCCGGTATCGCACGCCTCGCCCGCCGACCTCTGGCAGGAGAAGGCGGAGAAGTTCGTCCGCTGGGCGGAGGCGAACCTCGCGGATCGACCGGCGGCGCTTGCCTGGCTGGCCGCGCGCGGGATCAGCCGCGACGCTGCGATCGACTACCGCCTCGGCTGGAACGACGGAGAGAAAGGCAAGGACATCTATCGCCCCCGGAAGGCGTGGGGCCTCCCGGAGCAGTTGAAGGACAACGGCCGCCCGAAGGCGCTCTGGATTCCGCGCGGCCTCGTGATCCCGTTCATCGCCGGCGGCGTGATCATCCGCGTCCGGATCCGGCGGCCGGATGGAGAGCCGCGCTACTATGTGCTCCCCGGATCGTCGATGGCGACGATGCTGCTGGAGCCGAAGCGGCGCGCGTACGTCGTCGTCGAATCGGAGCTCGACGCGATCGCCGTCGCCGCCGGGAACAGGCTCGCGGGCGCCGTCGCGCTCGGGTCCGTATCCGCGAAGCCGGACGCGGAGGCGTTCGCCGTCCTGAAGGGCGCGCTCCAGATCCTTAACGCGCTCGACTACGACGCCGCCGGCGCGAAGGCGATGTCCTGGTGGTCGGAGCAATTTCCGCGCTGCGACCGCTGGCCGGTCCCCGCCGGGAAGGATCCGGGAGAAGCCGTCAAGCTGGGGACAGACTTGGAACAGTGGATAAAAGCGGGGCTGCCGCCCGCGTTGACGATCGCCTCGCCGATAGCGGAGAAGATGCTGGATTTCGACCGCGACGCCCAGGCGATTCCCGCGGAGATCCGGGAGCTGTACGCGCTCCTCCGGAACAATCCGGGCGTGAAGATCATCAACACGCCGACGCGCTACACGGTCCTGCGAAACGGGAAATACGTCGGCGGCCGGATCAACGAGCTGGTGTTCCGCGTTCCGGAAGTAACCGACTATCTCATGAACCACCCCGCCGAAGAGATCCATGCGGGTAATCTACTGGAGGCCAATGATGTATCTTAAAATTAAATTCATAGACGACACCGAGGAGAGGGAATATGTGGAAAATGGCGAATCTTTTCGCGTCAAAGATGGGCTGTTGATCATTCCAAAAGGTAGATATCAACCGAGCCTCTATATCAATTTACAAATGGTGAGGTCATTTCAGGAGGAGCAATAATGAAAGACGTTATAATCGAATGGACGAAACCGATGACATCAAAGGAGGCTGCCAGATATCACCTAACAGCCGGTTTTGTCGCAGTTGAGCTACTCAAAACCGTAAACGAAAAGCGGCATCTATTGGAGGACTGGCATGACCTGGCCGTCGATGAATTTACCAGGATAGCCACGCTTCCCGATGCAACCAGTGAAATCAAGGGTATATGCAACAGAGCTGTGAAGTTCACACGGCAACATATACATGTGATCGATCAGATGGATCAGGCAAGGATGGAAAACAAAATACTCCGGGACGCGATGCAACCTATATTGAAGGTGTGGCGAGATTGGGGACCGTTCGGCTGGCGGCCCCATTACAAGGCCGCCATAGAGGAAACCCTAAAAACCTTAGAAGGATTTGAATTATGAACAGGGCATTTGAATCTGCGAGACGTAAGGGTGCTCAGGCATATCTCGATGGAATGAATATCAGTGACTGCCCCTATCACGACAAGATGGTCGGCAGGAGATTTAATGTCATTTCGTATTCGCGGGCATTCAGAAACGCATGGGCAGATGGCTTTATCGAGGAAAGGAGGAAACATGGGATCGCCGCCAAGGCTGAAGATCAAGGACGAGATCCGCTATCGGAAGGGATCGACGAATGAATCGGTAAATTGCCGGTACTGTCGTAATTTTACCGAGCACCCATATCAGCAACATCCCAATGCCGGCGTGCTATTCGGAGCCTGTGACATCATCGGGGTGAGAGATCTGGCTCGTTATCGTGTTCGCAGTGACTACTGCTGCGACCGGCAAGTGATGAGCGCGGAGCATCAGGAATATCTGGATAA